TTAAGCCTCGCTCTTCAGATGATATTCTTCGTGATCTTCTTGGAGATGATGATGACAAAGATGAAGAATAGTTGAGTGGATATTATACACTTGCATCATTTCTCACTATTAGTAGTAAGTAACAATTATAACAATCTAAATAATTTATTATGGGTAAGTCAAATGAAGTAATTATAGCAGTAGAAAAATATAAATCGAAGCAATTATCCAAAAGAGTTAAGCAATTGGAAGCTATTGTTGAAACACAACATGATGCAATCATGGCATTAGGTGCTAAGATGGATCAAATTGTTGCAGCAATCAATGAACCGGAAGAGGAAGAGGTTGCTACAGTTGGATTTTCACAAGCATCCACACAAGAAGAGGGGTAAGATTTCAAACCATTAAATATACTATTATGTTCACACTACAAATAATTTCTCAAGATAAAGTTTTTGTTACAGAAATGACACTGGATGAAAACGGTAATATTGAATATGTTAAGTCAGCACCATTAGACTTATCTTTAGTTGATTTATTGATTGAGGATGCAAGTGTAGTTGGAGATAGTATTGTGGCTAAATTCATAGCTATAAAGTCAAAGGATATTGACTGGAAGCTTGCTTCTGAGACTATTGTATATAATCCGGAAGATAGAGCTTGGAGAATAGTTGGAGAAGATGTTTCCATACATAGAAACTTTAAGAAAATACTCACTTATGGTCGTAACCTAAGAGTTATATTGTAGTGGTTAAGAATAAATACAACCTTGTTCTACTTGGGAAGCCTAGGGAGATAACTGAGGGTGAAGCTATTGGTCTACATAGAGAGAATGGATTTAAACTTCCATTTACTCAGTTCTTAGATGAATTGGAGTTATTGGGTTTTGAAATATTGAAAAGAAAGTCACGAAAATAAATGTTGAACTTAAAATGTGAATTATGGTGAAGTTAATAGCTAAGTACGAGAAAGAGATTGCTAGAAAGGAGAAATTGGAGTTCCATCACACAACTGGTGAATTGGTTAACACGTTCGAGATCAAAGCATTAAAGGGTATAGTTAAGGACTTAAATAAATTGAAGAATGCAAAGACAGCTTAAGCAAGTAACAACATTTAATGAATCGTTTGATGTTGTTGTAAATACAGAGCCAACGTTCCTAGACAAGCCAACTTTCGATCTTGGTGTTAGATTACTAAGAGAGGAGTTGAAGGAGTACATTGATGCTCATGATGAGGGTGATATGGTTGAAGTTGGGGATGGATTGGTAGATATACTATTTATTACAATAGGTCTAGTTGTGAAACATGGGTTGCAAGATGTGGTAGTTGAGTTGTTTGATGAAGTATTCCTCAGTAATCAATCAAAATTGGATAGTGATGGTAAGGTTATTCGAAGAGAAGATAATAAGATACTGAAAGGTGAGAGTTATTTTAAACCTGCAATAGGTAAAATTTTAGAGAAGAAGTATGGAAAAAGGTATTAATATAATCGATGCAGCAGTTGAAAAAATTGACATCGATTTAAAAGCTATGATTGAAGCGACAAAAGATGTTGTTTCAGTGTATGTTGTGGATCGTAAAAGTGCTCGCTTTGTAATTAGAAAAGTGGGGTTTGCAGGATTCACTGTAGTTTACACATTTAATAAAGTTGATCAAGTTATCAGCGTTAAGGGGTATGATACAACTCCAGATAGAGTTCGAACCTACATTGATAATTGGGGTGAGCAACAAGAAACTGATAAAGAGTTCTATATAGCTTCACACGCTTATTCGTGGCAAGAGCATGGATTCTACAACGATAAAATAAGATAATAAAAAAGGGAGCCTATTAATTTAGGTTCCCTTTTCTTATTTAATATTTCCACGAATCACGAGTTGCCTTTGATTCATTGACTGCCCAACGTGACGAACGGTGCTCACTCTCAGTCTCAACTCCAGTAATTGGATTGGTTGTTGTGATCTTGAAAGTCTTTCTGTCAATTGCAGGGTTAGACTTCATATCAGAGAAATCTGCCAATTTTTTCATAGCCGCATCTTTATTTGCTATCCTTACGGTTGGTAGGTTGTCGGGAACGACAACAGAACATAGTGCGTGAATAACTAAATGAACCATAATCGATACTATATTCCTATTCCTTGGATCAGCAGCCGGTGTAAATATAAATTTTTCCTCACCTGCAAGATATCCATTAACACTCCCTTCATTCTCTTCAGATACGAAGAAATGCTCCCCATCAAAAACTACATATCCATCAAATCCTTCTGGACGAGTATATCTTTCAGTACGATCATATTGTTGAATATTAACCTCTTTCCAAGCATCAACCGTATCATTAGCAGGACTTGTACCCACTACAGCCTTAGTTGGGTCAATTAGAGCGTACTCTACGGCATCTTCTACAACAAGTGATATGATTACATCTCTTAAGCTGTAATCAGTCGCTACATCCCATGTTTCGTGTGTTGATGGTTGCCAATATACAGTTGTGTTTGGTTGGATAATATTTTCCTCACCATATTCAACACTAATTCCATTTGACTCTATGCATTCGTAGTACAGATCTCCATAAAGAACAATATCTTCCTCATAGAAAGCAGAATTTTGATTATAGATTTCAAAGATAGTCTCCTCATCAATTTCAATTGGATCCATCTCTCTCCAATACGTATCTGATAATGGTGGTCTGGAACCACTCACATAAGCTTTTGCCTTACTTAATCTTCCATCCACAGTAACAAAGTCACCCTTGAAATATTCTTTTTGAGTATTTAGGTCTGAGATAGTTTCACCTAAGATGTACTCGTTTTCAATTTCATACTCATCAGTAAGCATGGACTCAATACACGCTTTTGCATCGAGTTCAGCATCAAGGAGAGTGTCTTCATCCCCTTGAATTAACTGATCTAATTGACTTAAGAAAATTGATTTCTTGTAGTCACTTTTCCTTAAATATCTTTTAGCTTCACTCATTTTACCATTTGTGTTTAGATTGTACTGTGTAGTCTGCAGTCACTGGTCTTGTTCCAGTTGCACCCTTACCACCTTTTTTATGTATATAATATTGTTTCTTCATTATTGCCAGAACCAAATAATCAAATGCATCACTCATATGGTGATATTTCTCATATCTTACTCCAGTCTCAAGGTCAGTAACCTTCTTCTTATCCTTCCCTCCATCTTCAGCAGCAAGACCATAGACAAAATCCTTAGTTAATACTCTACAATTCAAATCAATTTCGATACTCCATCCATCCGGAGAATTACCTGCAAGTATAATGTTTAACCATTCACCACGCAATGAAACTGAAGGTGCTTTTTTGATCAGCTTAAGTTTCCCAGATTTTCCCTCATCTCTCATACCTCTTAGTATTTGTGAGAAATCATTCTGTCCTTGCTCACTTCTTGTATCCTCCCTAATACCGGATGGATCACCAGTTATGAAGATTACTCCATTATGATCTTTAAACTCCCTAGCTGCCAATTGTGCAGTTTTTATAGTTCTATTGTTTTTCTCTTTTGGTTTACCAAGGATCTCCTTGTATATTCTAATAACTCCACCTTTGCCATCTTTATTAGGGAAGGCTTGTGCTGCCATGCATGAAAGATAAGGGAAGATGTTAAAATCAAAAGTAAGGTAAAGTGCCGCATTTGGGTCATATTTGTCTTCGAATAAGTTCTTTACTAAATTTTTTCTACCATCAAAACCATCGTAGAAGACCGCCTCATTTGCATTAACGTAATCCCAGTTACCATATAGCAACCTCTCTCTTTCAGCTTGATCCGTTAAACGCTCAAGTTGCTCAATATAATTTCTTCTAAACTCCTTATTTGGATTATCAAAGACTGAGAATGGTATGTACTTTTCGTACTCTTTTAACTTTGGTGGTTGCCCATCATCGTCCATAACAAATCTATCTCTCACCCAGTTAATACTAGGGTTGGTAGACATCAATAATCTCCCCTTTGTTCCGTATTCAGATACTTTCCATCTTAAACGTGAAGATAATACTTCGACTGCTTTCTTAGATATCTGATCAACTTCATCAACAAACGCACAACTATATTCAGAAGAACCAAATCTTGAAAAAGTAGGGTCTGAAGGTATGTCAGCCATTTCTTTAAGAATGATACATGAACCATTTTCAAAGTTTATAACCAAGTCTTTTTGATTAAAGTTATATTTTACTTCCCAATTCTTTAAAATTTCAAGAATTGTATTTAATGTTGATTCCTTTAGTGATTTTAATGTTTTACGAGCAACTACTGCTCTCCAATTTGGATACTTTAGGCATGATGTTATCAGCCATACTGATCCTAAGTATGATTTTCCTCCTCCAATTTATAGTCACTACACCCCAAGCGAATTAACGTCTTGGGGCGTAGCGACCTGCACTCCCACCTGCTAATACCATTGTATAAGGACTATCATGTTCCGTTACCGCTTTCCAAACTTCATGCTGTTTTTTCGATGGTTTAAAATCTATTTTCATATTTTTGTTATTTTTGTTATTTTTCCTATATAGAGAATATAGGGAAATAAGCAAAAAAAAAGGGTAACCAATCGGCTACCCCTTTCATTAATTTTGTAACAAATTGTTACCTTATTTGTT